ATCTTATTATTCAATTTTTTATTATTTTGTATTCTAAGATAACTTTCAAATAATATTTTTTCAACTTCTTTTTCTTTTAAGTCTTGCTCTTTTTTAATATATTTTGTTTCTTCCAATGTATCCTTATAGGTTTTAAGTTCTTGTATAAAGCTTCCCTTTCTTCTTTTAAACTCAACCATGTCATATAAAACGAGTGAATATATTTGAAGGATTGGATTCATGATTTGATTTGAAATATAATATCCATAATCTATTTTTAATTTATTATCATGAATATATTGCGGTGTTTCGATTTTATCACCTTGTAGTTTTTTACCATTTGTTTGAATATAAACATATGGTATACGGTCACCCGACGCAGGTTTATTTCCTGGATCTCTAATTCCAATTCGTTCTGCCAATACATTATGCGCGATTTGTTTTGGATTTTTATAGAATGACCTAATTGATTTACTTATAATTAATTTTTCAATTGGCACATTTTCATGTACGATTTGGTCCAAGCTTTCTCTTAAAAACTTTATTGATTTTACAATGTCTTTGTCCTTCATCAAAATATCTATAATACCACCATATACATCTTTTACTATTGGCGCATTATCTCGCCTTTTTAATACAATACCCATCGATTTACGTTTACATTTATGCGGGTCATCTTCATATAACATTCCGACATATCTTTTTTTGGATAAGAGGCAAAAGGGTAGAAATGTTTTTTCATATTCTAAGTCATGCGGATTTTTGAGAAATTTGCTTGCTAAGTTACCTGCTTCCTTTGCCATTTCAATCGTAATTTCTAATGCCTTTTGTGGGTCAATCTTTTCACCATTTTGTGTCAAATTGAATGTAAAGAACACCGAGTCAGTGTCACCATAAATATATTCGGCATTTGTAATCATATCTCCATATTTGGTTTCAACTGTTTTATTTTTATAAACTTGTTCAATAACTTCCTTCGCATATATAAGCATCATGCGACCCGTAGCTGTAGTTGCCGCGGCAACATCCATATCATAAAATGTACTTGTTTTAGATCCGGCCTGACCATATAAACTATTTGCGGTAACCTTAATACTAAGCTGACGCTTATCAAGTACGTTTTTTTTAAATGGGTCTTGTTCTTTTTCCATTTGTTTTTTTGTAGACTTACGAGCTGCGAGAAGTTCCTGAAGAATTGCGGGCAAAATTGCTTTTTGATTATCGGGATATTGCGCCCATCTAGTTATTTTATAACCATTAATTACTTTATTATTTCCTTCTGATGTAAATGTATCAAAGCGCCGTTCAACATAGGAATAATTTGGCAAATTATCGTATTTAAAGGTTCCATCTTTATTACGATGCCCCGTAACTTTTTTAATATTACCTTTTAAATCATATTCAATAGATGACACTTTGCTACTCATGCATAAATTTTCGCTAATAATGGCAGATGGATATAGTGAGGCATAATCAACGCATGCGACAGGGTCTTTCAAATATATATTACATTTGGGTTCTAATACAACAGCACCAGCATAGCCCTCATTTTCATCACCCTTGGATATAAGCGGCATCAATACATCCTTCTCCCTGCATTTTTTAGCCATGTAACTTGTAAGTTTAATACCCTGCCCTCTTGTTACCAAGAATGTAATAGGTATACTACACAATTTGCTCATTTCAACAAATGTAGTCATAACATCGATTTTCTGAAACAAATGATGAACTAGGTTACAATCCTGAATACAATATTTTGCGATGATACCCTTTTCTTGTGGTCCTTGTTTTGTCATTTCGAAAATATCTTGTGGGCTAATATCGTCCTTTGCTAACCCCCAATTAAGATACTCGTCGCATGTAATATTACCTTGAATAACAAATCCATCTTTATTTATATCAAGCACTTTAAATTTTTCACCATCATTATATAGTTCAGATGAATGATTTAATATTTCAAAATGAACAAACCCTTCTACTTCAATACCCTTCATATTTTTTGTGTAAATCATACATGTGTCATCATTATTAGTAAACTTTTTTACAGAATCGCTAAGCATAGTAGACGCAACAAAGTCCAACTTATACGAACTTAGATTAAAATCTTTACGCATGTAAGTGTATAAATCTATTTGAAGCCGACCAATCATCGGAATCCAATATAAATCATAGGGACCTGAAGCTAGAACAATGTTTTGCTCTTGTAATTCTAATGGCACATCATTTGTACGCCCCAATTTCATAAATAATTCAACACAGTTATTCTCTTTTGCTCTATTAAACATGAATTTATAATCGAAACCGAAAATATTATAACCTATAATAATGTCAGGATCTGTTTCTCGAATTAATTTTGTCCAAGCACACAATATATCTTTTTCATTATCGTAACATTCTATAACTTGACCTTCTTTTACGGTTGCCGTGTCAGAAATACAAATACAATGATTTAAATAAGGAGTTTCATCACCATAATTTATAAAGGTGCTTCCAATAAAGGTAACCTCATCTCCTTTTAATTCGGGGAAATGATTATCCAATGAATCAAGTAAATAAACGGTTTGAATTGCCATTTCTGTATTTGACCCAAGCAAAGATATGATATCAGAACAGGACGCTTTTTTAAATTCTACATTACCATCTTCTTCATCTTGAAAATAGGCCTTTAATTTAGATTCTAATTTAGTTGAATGATTTAATTTAGTTTCAAGCAAACTTTTAAAATTAACTATAAACTCTTCTTCAGTATATTCATGTTTCAAAAAGCACGTATCAATTCGAAGTGTATTTTTAAAACCAAATACATTGAGTAATAGTTCTTTTAATATGTTATGAATATCATCTTTATGTATTGAGTTATTTATAATATAATACACGATATCATACGCAACTTTTTTATAATTTTTAATTGCTTCTGGAAAATCACCATGACTACTATTTGCTTCAATATCAAAACTGCATATTTTATAAGGTACAAATCCATCATCGTCTATTGCTTTGACATCTTTAAAATTACAATTGATTTCATAATTACATGTTGTATTTTTTACCTTTATTTTTTTATAGGTATCTATACTAACCCATCCAGAAGGACTTATTTGCTGAACATGAAAGAAACGAAGAAGAGGTGGAACCATAGATTCATATAAACGCGTATAGGTTGATCCATACCTATAACCTTCATTAATTTGCTGAGTTTCTCTATCATAGTATAATGATTTTAATTTATGAATGAACCCCATATTTTTACACGAAATATATATAAAATTATAATATTGGCCTCCATCAAATCCATATAGAGTCTTCTTTTGAACCATTTCATATGAAACAATATGTTTTGCTTGAAATGCCAACTCTGGTAATCCTTTTAAATGTTCAATAAATTCATCGCAATGTGATTTTTTCCATCCAGAGCCAATTTTAATATAAATGAATGGGTTAAAATCATTTATAGTAATAGAAAAGGTTTCTCTTTTTTCATTTATACCAAACATTTGAATAATAAATTGGTCTTTTTCGATAACATTGAAGTCGATAAGTTTACAGCGAATAGCCATTTTTTTATTATTTATTATATAATAAAGTTTAAATCAATTTTTTTACTTTTGTTTATTTGTTTTATTCTTTTTGACATTTTTAATTTTATTATTTCGTTTTGTTATTTTTTTAAGATTTTTATGTTTATTCAGTTTATAATTATAGGTTAAATTACCTGTTTTATGATCCATATGTTTGGTTACAAATCGTAACATATTTTCAATGGATCTTTCTTCCGCAAACTTTTCTTTCATATCTCCGTCCTTAACCCCTATAAGCATGGGAAACCCGTCTACGTTACCTTTAAATGGACTCTTTGATTTTTCAAGTGCCCCGGCATTTACTTCCATAATATCTCCAGCACATCTAAGTTTCTTTTTCATCATTTCCCATTTAGGTTTCAACATAATACAATGAATACACGACGGATGATGAAATAATACTACGCCACTCATAGTTTTTATTTTTTCATCAAACTCCTTTGAGTTATTTGGTTCTATTTTAGTTATTTTAATCCTTTTTTTATTGTTGACCATATTTATAATATAACCATATATTAAAAATGACAAAAAGTAAAATAATGAATTTATTTATTTATTTTTTTGTTATAGTTGTAGCATGTCTTGGAATTTTGTTTATGGCAAAAATACCAAAAGAAGGATTTGTTGCGGGTCAATGTCCTACAACAATGATTAAGGATGGCGCAAAATTATTACTTTATAATCCAGAATACGCACATGTACCAGGTGTAAATCCTCTTGAAATGAATAATTTAAATGATTACAAGGAATATATTGAATGGCAACGCGCTAATAAATTAAGTTGTCCCATTTTACATTTAGAAAAAGTATTTGACGCACAAGGCGCCCCAATGTACGAGATTAGACCAAGTTTTGTAACAGAATTAAATGTAGGTGGAATGAACCATAATTTACCCGTAGTAAAAAATAATGCTAATATTAAAAAAACTATGGATGCTGCGCTTGAATCACCGCCATATAATTGTAATCAGTATGAAGCATATGATAAAGATAATCAAAATATAGGTGTTACAGGAATTCCTTAATATTTTTAATTATATTTTTATTTAATTTTTTAGATTTATTTGTTTTAACATTAATATATTCAAATGTTTCTAAACAATCTGGATTTTCCGCAAGCGCTTTTATTAAAAGTGTAATATGTTTATAATTGTCCATTAATACTGTAGCGGTAACTGTGCTAATACCTGGTATTTGGCATAACATAAAAATACTAATATTATCGCGCGTTATATTAGTATTTTTTTGCTTTTGAATTATTCCTTCGGTTTCTTCATATACACCTGATGTTGCGAGTTTACCTTGATTTGATTTAATTTTTTCAGCAATTTGCAGTATAAAATACGCAGTTTCTTTTACATGTTTTGTTAAAAATACTTGAAACCCTTTAGTTGTTAAACTATACATTGTCCTTACAATGGTATCCTTTGTAATATTTCCTACATATAGGTCTAAATTTCCTTCAATCATATAAATAACACTAAATCCTTCTTCTAATGATTTTTGCAGTCTAAATGATTGTTCCCGATAACGCCCGTCCTTAATACTTGCCGCTAAATCGGTTAGTGTTTTTCTCTCGACAATAATTTTGTCGCCAATGATTGTATCGCCTAACGCAAGTTGTTGATTTATAATATTGATGTCGGAATTTGGTTTTAATAATGAAAACATACTAATCAAGTCCTTCTCTCTTGAATCAATTACTATATTCATTATTAAAATATGTGTATTATTATTATATTGTTTCTATGATTTATTTACCCCTATGATTACCCTATTATTTACCACAGCAGTCCTTTACAGCCTTTCCATATAAAGTAAATGTAAGATTAGTAGGGGTATTATTTTTTAAATGATTGCCCGCAATTCTTTTCCAGTCCGAACCATAAACAAGTCCAGCCTTTTTCATACCTCCGCCGCAAGAGTCCGCGTTATTAACCATCGATTGTATATTCTTAATATATGGCATTATAAATTATG